AACCCCTGCACGGCGCTGACGGCGAGTTGCGCGTCTACTCCTTGCTGGACTTTTGCTCTTGCGGCAGGATCGAGCCGCGCAAACAACCCGTTCGGGTTGTCGATCATTTCCTGCATCTGCGTCCGCTTGAAGAGAAACATATTCGGGTTGTTTTGGAGCAGATTCGCCGTCGAATCCAGGGTCTTATCAAGCTCCATCTGTGCGGCTTTGCCTTGCAAGGACGCATCGACGGAGATCAACCCTTCCATAATCGACGCGGTGACTTTGGCCGCTCGCGTGCGGAACGTAGCCTGCCCGGCGGCGGTTTCGTAGCGGGAGGTGTCCTCCCCACCGGACAGCGTATCCAGCCGGTTCCGGAGATAGCCGCTCATTTGTTCCGAGAGCAGCGGTTCCCCGGGCTGCCAGGTTTGCTGGAGCCGGTGGATCTCCTGCATGGCCTCGGTGTGGAGTTCGGTCAACTGGATGTCGGCATCCGTCGCTTCCCGCCGAGCCTTGGCCTGCTCCAGCACCGCCTCGGCGCGGGCGAAGTCCATCCCCGCCGCCACCATCGATTGCCCCAGGTTGACAATCCCGTCGCCCCCGAAGTCGGACCCGGACGCCTGGCGGCCCCCGAGCGCCCCCTGCGGCTGCACTTGCGGCTGATACGGTCTGATCGTCGGCATGGGTTAGTATTCCTCGTAGTGTGGAGACTCATTCCGACTCCGGATGGGCGTGCCCCGCGCCATGCCGGAATAACCATAGGTCGCGCGGCCGACGCTGGTCAGCAGCGAACTAGCCGCGTTTAGCTGGCCCTGCTCCTGCGCGGTGCGCCCGGAAAACCGGTCCAGCGTCGCCTCGTTCACGTAGCCGATAGAGCGCAGGCGGCCCATATACAGGATGTTCTGCTCGTCCAAGGCGGCGTTGGACACGCTCATCGCCAGGACATCCGAAGGTGAGCCGTCGGACGTGACCCCGGCGGCGCTGTAGCCCGCCATGACCGAGCCCTGGATCTGCGTGGCCCGCTGCCGTTGCAGGGAGGCTTGCGCCCCCGCCTGCTCCAGCGCGATCCGCGCATTCTGATCCGCCATGGCGGCGTTGTAGTTGGCGGCGGATTGCTGGGCTTCCGCCTGCTTGATCGACCCGTAGGCGGCCACCGCGCCGCCGGCCAACATGATAAGAGGAATCGCAAACGCCATGGTTACTCCATCCTCAGCCGCACATACATCGCATGGGTTTCCCCAAAAGGTCCATACCCCGGCATCGTACTTTCATACGTAAAACCCAACCGTTCCGCCCACCGCATCGCCGCGGCATGGGTAGGGTCCACGGTCATTTCCAGCCGGCGCACCACACACCGGTCGAGGTACCGCGTTACGGCCTTATGGATGCTCTTCTTGTACTGCGGCAAATGCTCGGACATGAGCGACCAGGCTTGGGCGCGTCCCGGCCAGCACCGGACCACCCCGGCGCAGGCAATCACGGTCACACCGGCGAAGGCCGTAAAGCCCTCGCCGGCCGCGCACAGCGCCCGTCCATAGTCCAAGGTCAACGCCCCGCGCATCGGCGCTTGTTCCGGCTGGAGCGTCAGCAAGAGCAAATGCCAGGGCTCAAACGGCTCGATCGTTACCGCTCCTGGGTGTCCAGGTCCGGCATGATCGCGAGAATCGTGGCCGGAAAGGGTTGGCTCACACGCCAGCATACATAGTTCTCCGTTGTGTACGACCCTTCCCACGAAAAGTCGCCTTTGTCGCCCGAGAACAGCGGCACCGCGGCATCCATCGCATGCCCCGAAGTCCGGAAGTTCAACGCCGTGAGCTTCCCGTAGCCCGAGGTATTGAACGAGGCCCCCACGGCCAGCCCGAGCGTATCATGGAGCCGGAAGAAGACGCGATGGGACCGCATGATCTTCCCCTGCGCGGTGCCCTGCGCGGCCCCGGCTTCCGGTCGAAGCGCCTGCCCATCGCTGTTGTAGGGATACCCGATTTGCACGACGGAGGCCGTATAGTTCAACGTCGCCACCCCGAGCGAACTGATCGTCACGTCCGGGTGAGCCGCCCCATCGGCCAGCACGGACACGGTTTCCCCGGCCAGGTGGTACAACCCCCGGATCGTGGACGTGGCCGCCCCGTCGTAGGTGAGGCCGCCATCGACAAAGAACGCATCTTCTTGCGCGTCGCCCCGTTCCCACAAGCGGGTCATATACTCGACATGGCGCACCGCGCGGCCGTTGACGTAGCGTTGCACCACGAGCCACACTTCGTCGCGCAGCCCGTCTGACGAGGGAATCACGGCCACGGACTCCGCTTTGGCTGCCACGGTCTGTCCGCTGTCCGAGTACCCCCCGAGTTCGTGCCGATGCCAACCGGAGACTTTATCCGCCCGCGAATAGGAAAAGCCCAACAGCATGCCGTCGTTCCGTACCGCCCACACGACTTTGGTCCGCTTCCGCTGGTAGGCCAGTTCCTTGATCCCGGACGAAGCATCCGGATCGCCTTTACCGACGTGCTCCGCCAGCACGGTCATATCGAACGCATCGAAGGCGTTGTTCTCGTAGGAATAGACGAGTTCATAGAGTTCGCGGCCGCCGGCGGCCACATGCAGCACGGAGTTCCCCACGCGCATCGGCGCCGCCAGGGTGCTCCCGTTCGCCGTGGATTGCTTGGCGTTGATGTTAGTAGGCGTGATGGCTTCCCCGAGCGCGGAGGGGCTGACCAGCCATTCGCCCTCAAACGTCCCGATCGCGACCCCGTTCGCCGTGCCCCGCATCCACCGGATATTCTGCACGTCGTCGGAGTTCAGGGTAAACGACGCCGCATTGTCGTCGGCCACGGTGCCCGTGGTATCCGAGGACGCCATGTTTTCATAGTCGCCCACTTTAGAGAGATCGATCCTCGCGGGAAAATCCGGCACTCCGCCCATACACAGCCGGTCCCCAAAAAACGTCCCGCACGACGGATACCCGGTGGTGTCGGAATAGACTCCCATGCGCCAGTCGGTTTTCGCGGCGGTACTGGTCAGGGTGTTGATGACCGTCACCGTGACGACGGTGGTCGAGGTCCAGCCCGTGATGAGGACGTAGCCCCACACAGAGCCCTGCCGGATCCGGATGTAGCGCCCCACGTCGGTCGAAAGGAAGCCCTGGTCGTCGTTAATGCCCGTGGTGGCTGAGGCCGTGAGCGTCACCCCGGTCCCCGGCGCGAACGCGCTCGGGGTCAACGTGGTGGCGGTGGTGTTCAGGGGCAGGTACGGCCCATCCAGGAACGTGATAACGGCCAGCGTCCACGAGGTGTCCGACGCCCGCACCAGCGTGCGCGGGGCATAGTCCGGATGAAAGATGTAGAGCGTGTCGGCCGACTGGACAAATTTCAACTCAAAGAGATCCGCTTCGACGTAGGGCGAGGTCAGCGTATAGACTTCTTCGACGGTGCCCCCCGAGCTATAGGCGGTGTAGCTCGTGCTGTTGACGTTGGTCCCGGCCACGGTTTTCAGTTCAAACGTGTTCGCCCCTGCGTTGACGTTCGCCACCGTGAACCGCCGGTTGTTGACTTCGACCATGCCGACGACGCCGGAAATATCCACCTGATCGCCATTGGCGTAGGTGTCCGATCCGGAGTACGTCACCACGGCGGGGTTCGCTTGCGTAATGCCCGTGATGTTCTGGCCGGTGAGCGTGATCGGGCCCCCGTTTTTCTTGAACCGGATATACAGGTCCCCGAATTCCAGGACATAGGCTTGCGTCGTGCTGTATTTGAACGCGACCAGCCGTGTCGCCTTCGTGGAGTCCTTCACTTCGTCGCAAAAGTAGGTGCCGGGGCGGCGGGTGAGCGGGCCTTGCACCAAGGGGATCCAGTTGAGACAGGTCGCGAGCGAAGACCGATACCGATCGAAGTCCACCCGCCCGTACATGAGCGGGGAAAGTTCGCCGCCGTTGAAACTGGTCTGGATGGGACTTGCGCCGGGCATTAGTACCCGCTGCCTCCCGCGCCGATGATCCAACTCCGATCAGTCTGGAAAATCGACCCCTGCTGTCGGGCCGCAATCCAGCTATCCTGTGGTTCCTCTTCGGGAATACGCTCAAAGGCGTTGATCCGTTTGGCCTCGCGTTTCAACTCCAGGTATTCCGCATTCAAGGCCTGCTTTTTCGTGTTCGACTGCGTGATGACTTCGCAGAGATGCCAGGCGATCTTGCACGCCAGCATTTCCACAAAGAGGGCGTCGAACTTCGTGGGGTCCGTGATCTTCGCCACGTACCGGATTTCCAGCGAGGTCCCGTCGTTCGTCAGAATCGCGGGGCTGCCCTCGTGATTCTCGATCTTCCAATCCAGCCCGAGCCGCGCCGGAAGCAGAATCCGCAAGGCGTCGGCGGGCAACGGAAAGGCGTAGCTGTACGTGAAGTCCGGGGCCGTGGCGTGCGCCGCGAGGGTCGCCCGCTTCAGCGAGAAGTTCCACATGGCGGCCCGCAATTCTCGATCCCGCAAGGGCTCAAAGCAGACATTGCAATGCCGCGCATTGCTGTTGTCCTCGTCCAACGACACAATGCGCGACTGCCCGATCTTTTGCAGCGCCAAGTTGCAGATTAAGACATTGCTGACCGCCATTAGCGCATCTCCTTCGCGTAGCCATTCTCTAACAACGACCCGCTGAGACTTTCCTTGCCGCGCGTGATCCCGCCTAACAAGCGCCCGAAGCTATCCCGCTTGCAGGCGGTCAGTTCAGAGGGGCCAGCCTTGAGCCACGCCGTCGTAAATTCCGTCGCCGCGTCATACCCTGCCTGCCCCTTCTCTGGTGTATCGACACCAAGCAGCCGTACCCGTTCTTCCGCCGGAATGCCGACATGGAAGAGGATGAACGTATCGCCGTCGATCACGCGCTTGACGTGTTCCGGTTGCACGGTGAATGTGAGACACAATAGCAAGAGGGCATGTCGCATCGGGACTCCTCTCGGGTTACTTCTGCTCGCCGCCCGCGATCGCATCCTTCGCGGATTGATAGTTCTCCTTGCCGTCCTCGTAGGCTTTCCCCGCCACATCCACAAGATCATGGGCGACTTTCTGGATCTGTGTGAGGGTCTTGCCACAACCGGCCAACGCCACCGCGAATCCAAGAATGAGAAGTACCTTCATGTCTAAACCTCCTTTGGTTTGTTATTGTCCTTGTTTGCGGACCCTGCACTACTTCCGAAAAAGTAACTGATGATCGCCATCCAGGCCGGCACCAACGCGCCCAACAGCATGAGCATCACGTCATGCGAACCCTGGGGCATTTCGATGAACAACAGGGTGAACAGAATGGCGAAGAATCCTGCGGTGACACTGACCGCCAGAATCTTCATAATCCAGATTTGCATGGCCCTCGTGTCGGCTGTAATCTGCTCCGCGTCCATCGGTCCCCCTCAGTTATTTCCATCCGTTTCGGTAGGTCTGTCGTTCGATGGCCCGTAAGCGCTGCTCCTGGTCCTCCGTTCGGCGCTCCAACTCGGCAGTACGCGGGGCAAGGGCGGCCCGCTCATTGAGGATGGCGCGGATACTAGCCAGGTCCTTTTCAATACCTGCTGACCAAATCCCAACAACCACCCCACACAAAACAAGGATAAGGCTGCAAGCACCAAGGAAGGGCCGTGAGAATAGCGCATTGATTTCCTCTGCCTGCTCAATGTCCTTGTTGACCATGCCGTGTCTCCCATTGCCTCCCCCTCACCGCTTCGTCCGCTTTGGACATTGATACTGGACATGCTTCCAGCTTTCGTTGTGCTTGAAGGCCATACCACAAAACGGACAGGTGTAGCGCTTCATGCCATCACCTGCACAGTCGTAACCGGAGGCGGATCGAGCACGTTTAACTCAAAGGCGTTGACCCCATCCAGGCAGTTCAGGAGTTCGATGAATCCCCGCTGACTACTCGCCAACATGGGTTTCTCCCAGGTTCCGCTAAATTCCTCTCCGACGAGGATGCATCCCTGCGTGTCTTCCGTGGTGTTGCCCCTATGAAATAGCACAGACGATCGATTAGGTACACCCTTCAATTCAAACGTCCATCCAAACTTCGGGGAGCGCACGCGCTCGCACCGATACCGTCCAGGTGGGATACAGGAGATATTCTGTTGATTGTCGGCCCAGGGCCGCTCCAACGTCAGCACAAACGGCACCGCCCCGAAGCGAAGCACCCCGAACGTCCCACGTCCAGACTGGCCGACTCGTATCAAATCCAGTACCATCCGTTACCCCCTCCTCCGACGACGATACCATGGGTACGCGCTCCCCGTAGAGGCGGGAGGCGTGATGAACCATTCGTGATCGACGGGGTTGCTCAACCCGGCTTCGTAATAGAACTTCGGCCGCACCGGGTTCGGCCAGTCCACTTGGAAGAAGGGCTTCGTATTCGCCTGGTTCAGCCGGTCAAAATTCAGCGGAGATTGCTG